TCTTCTTCATTTTCTTCATTGATCCAAGGTAGTAATGCTATTTCAAGACCGTCATAAGTTTTTGTTATCGGGTCTGTATAAACATTAATGTTTTTACTATGTAATAGATACTCTGGACTATTTAATCTGTTTGTTGATTTGAAGTAGATGTCATGATTACCTACAATCAAGTCCATCTTAATACCTCTTTTATCTAAAGGTTCTATAAAATGTTCATGATTCTTATGTAGAGAAAAGAAATTTACATCTCTTCTTCTATCAAAGTAATCACCTAAGTGAATGATTTGTTTAATGTCATGTTTATCCATATAAGGAAAAAAGACTTCTGTAAAGAATCTTCCTTGATATTCGGCAAACATTTGATTGTTATTACGAACTCCTGCATGAGTATCGTTCAGTAACGCTATTTTCATAATGTATTAGTCTTTCTTTTTTTCGTCCGTCTTTTTCTTAGAACCACGAGGTGTATAGTTTATAGGATTCATATTCTCTTGTAAGAAATCAACATAAGAGTTATTCATACCTTGAGTATTACCGTCCATCGTATCAAAAGTATCGAATAGAACACCTGCTTGTTCAATACTTCTTTGTTTAATCGCTGCTTGTTTCTTTTCTTTGTGAATTCTTCTCAAGAAAGCGAAGTAAATAATTTGTGTAACATAGGCAAAGGCATTTGTTGACTTCTCCTCGTTAAAGTTGTTGATGTATTGTAAACAGTTCTCGATACCATCACATATCATTTCATCTCTATATGAATAGTTGATGAAGTTTGGTTTAGTAGAAAGTCTAGTCGCTATCTTATAGATACATTCTCCAATGTATTCTGATACTCTAGGTTTTTCTTCGTTTGATTCCACAGCGATTTTACACGCTTTGTTGTGTTTGATAATAGCTTCTGTAAACACTTTGTTTTCAACATAGTGTACTGATGCTTTAGTCTGTCTTTTTTCTCTGGTCATGTATCTATTATACTATAAAACTGTAATATGTCAAGTTATTATCTTTAAAAACTAATTTCATTTATTTTCTTAAAACCGGTTGACAAAATCGTGTTTATACTATAAAATAAGATGTAGTCGGCGGAAAAGAGAATATACCTATCAATGTATGATATCTTTCTTGTTAGGTAAGTCTTTATTATCCATGTATTCGTCTTCTAGTTCGTAATCCTCTATTGGTATATCATCCTTTTTAAAGTTTGATATCATTCGTTTGACATAATTTAATTCGTTTGTGTCTTCTTGTTGTTGAGTTGTGATTTTCATGTCTCCATCATCTCTCAAGTCTATCCAATTTGTTACTGCTTCATCATACAAAGATACAAACTGTTTCGAAATACTTGCTCTATAAGATATATTACTCTTACTTACAATTATAAAATCATCTGTAGTAAAAGGAATCGCTGGTCCAAGATGTATTGTAACACCGGGTCCGGTAATCGAAGGTTTACACATAAGATTCATTGGCATATACATCTCTAAACTCTCTCCCATCTCATTTACCATTGCTAGTAACTCTTTACCATCATTCAATCTTATGTACTGATAACTTGTATTCTCATTTATCGACATTTGCAGGCATCCTTACTGAATGTATTTCGTAATCAAAATTCTCTGTACTGTATATATTTATGCGTTCAGAAAAGTGATTCAAAGTATAATTCAAGTTCTTTTTCCAAGATAAATCATCTGCGATATCATATAGAGTAACACTATCTTTGTCGTCTGCCTTTCTAAGTCCTCTACCAATACTTTGGAGATTTCTTATTCTTGACTTACTCGGAGAAGCGAATATCACATTGTGTAATCGTTTTATGTTTATGCCTGTACTAAATGTACCAAACGATGCTACAATAACTGAATCCTTTTCCTTCTCAACTATTTCTCTAACTTTCTCTCTATCTACGGCGTCTGTACCACCGAAAACAAAAAATGTTTTTCTATCTAATTTATTTAATAAATCAAATAATGGTCTACCATGTTTTTCAACAAACTGAAATAACACTAAGGTATTACCATTTAAATCTTTTACTAAGTTCGTTACAAACTTATTTCTTGTTTCATTTCTGACTATCCAATCCATCTCTTCTTGATATGTCATCTTGTTAACAAGTTTTCTTTCTTCGTCACAATATGCTAATACTAAACATTGTATATCTAACTTAGCTAATGTTCCTCTGTCCATCAATTCTTTTGATGTTGTAACGAAATATGCTGGACCGAACATGCCTTCTAACTGTAGTTTATGTGTCTTTGTTTCTTGTAAAGTACCTGTCGTACCTATCTTATACTTAACTTCAGTTAATGATTCCATGATCTTAGTTAGTGACTTTGCTGCAAATAGATGAGCTTCATCACCAATCACCATTCCAAATTCATTACCAAATCCTTTAGGCATTCTCATCATTGACTGCCATGTAGTTACAACGATTGGAGCATCAGCTCCTTTTTCACCACCGTATATCTTAGCAATCTCACCTCTAAATCCGTAATCTCTAAAGTCTTTAGTCATCTGTTCTACTAAAGATGTTGTCGGAACTATCACTAATGCTTTCTTATTCTTCTTTAAAAAGTTATATCTTATAAGACTGTATATCATCAGAGATTTACCTGATGCTGTCGGTGATACTAGAATACACTTTTGATTGTGAGCTGCATATGCTACGGCATCTTTTTGATAATCTCTAAGTTCAAATGGTATGTCTTTAACAATTTCTTGATATCTTTCTATAGTAAATACATCTGTATCTTTCGTATATCCTTCAATCTCGTAACCTCTCTCGTCACAAAACTCTTTGAGGTAGTCGTACAATCCCAAATAAATTTTATTTGTAGTTAGGTTGTAAAGACGAATATATCCGTCCCAAAATCTTTTTCTTACAGCTGGTATAAATTCAGAACCAGGAACTTTGAATTTAAAAAATTCTGAAAGTTCTTTACGGATTGAATCTTCTGTTGATACTGTTAGATAAACTTCGTCTGTTTTGGCTACTATGAGCCTGCCATGAACTTTCGCCATTCTATAATATTCTTTATTGTTTGATGTCTCCAAGTAATTTGAGAGACTATGTCTGTTAATGCTTCAACTGATACTCTTAAGTATTGTAATTTATCATTCAAGTCTTGAATGTCTTTATCTGCACCTGTGAATTTATGATAATCAGATTTTAGAACTGTAAGTCCACCGAAAGGATCATAGTCCCAGTTCTTATCTTCTACTTGATCTTTTGTTAGTTTACCACCATACCACAACCACTTATCTTTATCAAGTTCTTTCATTTTTCTTTCGAAACGAATAACTTCCAACTTCTTATCTTGTAGTAGTTCAGCGTATTTAGCGTGTAGTTTTGGTACTTGTAGTGAGGATGCATCAAGTTCGATATCGTCAATTTGACAATCGGACTTCCACATAGTTTGTATATCTTTTAAATTCATAATGTATCTTATATATATGGTACTTGTTAAGTACTTGTTTTAACTGTAAATAAAGTGTATCTTAATGTTAAATCACATGTTGCGTATTCAACGCCATCTGCTTGAGAGTTAAATTCAATGCTTCCGAGACTTGTAGGAAAACAATCAACAAAATTGAATTCTACATTAGTGTTATTTGATGATGTATTAGCAAATACTGTTGCATCTGAATATATTTTTAAAGAGTCTTCTGATGCGAATCGACCTGTTGGAGTTGATTTAGAATCTGTTAAATTTACATAATCTGTAGTATCTAATCCCGGTCCTAATGCCTGTATCCAATTAAATATTTCCATGTAATTTTTCATATCTTCATCAACAAGAAATTTTACAACTAAAGGATCAAAGTTTATTTTATCACCTGGTAAGTAAGATGAGACTGATAATGTTGTATTATGTTCTACTTCTGAAAATGTAACACCAGGTAATGTAACTCCTGTACAGAAGTATTTTACTTTAGGTAGTTTTGTTATCTGTAAATCAAAATTAACTGGTGACAAATAGTTCATATTTGTCGGTTGATTTGCTGTCCAATTTGCTTTAGTCATATTAGTTTTTTATCCCAAACACATAGTTTTCAGCTGCATTCTCACAATAAGATTCAGAGTGTTTTTCTATCACTTCATCTTTCATCCATACATTGTTTTCATACATTCTTATACCAAAAGATTGACCTACTCTATGTACTTCTGCTTTTCGATTATCGTGCATATATGTACTGAGTAAATTATCGAATGTTTTCATTGCTGTTATCTCTGTCATTGTACTTATATTTATGCCAAAAAAAAGAGCTCTTTCGAGCTCTTTAAAACAAAAAATGTTTTTATTACTATTCGGTTTATAGAAGGTTTAAAACTTCGAAACTTCTGTAGTAAGAGTTAGTACTAGCTGTTGCTAGTCCATCTGCAGGTGCTGCACCTACGAACGGATTTGAAACCATACCATATCTAGTTTTGAAACCGATTTTTGGCTGGAAATTACTTTCACCAACTGCACGAACCATTTGTAATGGTACATAAGGACAATAGAATACACCAGCGTCAAAAGGATTAGATCCTCTATAACCGACTGTACAATATCCTTCACCACCAGTTACACCAGTAGGTCTTGTAGACACTTTAGTGTAGTATGGGTCGATATACACTTTGATAGTGCCATTTAAGACTCCAGCAAATGTACCACCTGTATCGTCAACGGATAAATTCGTTTTCAATGCAGGAGCGTAATCTAATACACCAGCCATTGCAAGTGCAGAAGCTACATCAGATGAACACATGATAAAGTTACCTTTACCTCTTCGTGTTTGTCTGGCTATAACGTTTGCATTTCTTTCAATGTGATACATTAAACCTTTGAATTTTTCAACTGACCATCTTCCTGAAGAATCTGTATCTAAGTTGAATTGTCCATTTACAGCAGTTCCAGTTAAGTTAGGTTCAGACTGTACGCCTTCTATCTTAGCTTGTGAATTTACTGTTCTAACAACTTCTCTGTTGATTTCCGCTAGGATTTCACCAGACAGAATGTTAGCTAATTCTGTTTCAGCATCTAGACCATGAATTGCTTTAAGGTCTTGTGCTAGTTCGATTGTGTACTCAGCTTTTAGCGCTCTGCTTTTTGCTGTAACCGTAGCTTTTTCAATCGAGAACGACATCTCTGGGATAGTCGCGTCTATTTCAGCAGTCGCCGTAGCAACTCCTGCACCAGTTGTGTAGCCTGTTTGAACTGCAGCGTTGGCTGAACTAGCTTGGAACGGATCGGTTCCTGCATGAGTTCCACCACCAGCAAAATCTGTATCAGCTTCATTAAATAAAGCCTCAGTTCTTGCAGTTGCTGAAGTTGAATCAACATATCTAGCTTTCATTGCAAAGATAAGACCAGTTGGTCCTGTCATTGGTTGAACACCACATATATCGTACGCTACCAAGTTTGGCATAGCTCTACGAACTAAAGAAATTAAGATAGGATCCCAGTTTGCTGCACTTGCTGTTGCTCCGCCGGGAGCTCCTGCTACAGAACCTGTTCCACTACCGAAGCCTTCATTCATCGCACTTCTTTCTTCGTTTATCGCTCTTTCTTGGTTTTCAAGTATAACGGATGTTACAGCTCTTTTATAATTATCTTCAATTTTCGGAAGATCCTTATGTTCGAGGACTGGAGCCCATTTTTCTTGTAAGTTTTCTGACATAAACATTTGTTTATCTCTCCTTTTTTATTCTTCTAAGCTCGAAGTCTTACCTTCAAGTCTAGAAAATTTACTTAATGCAGAAGTGTATTGTGACATAGACTCATTAACAGGTTTTGCGATATCGCCCTTTCCTGAAAAGTCTGCATCTTCACTTACTACAGTACTATCGTCAGAGACAGCTTCCACTTTTTCAATTCCGAAGTATGATTCTTTTAATGTTGATACTTTCTCTTTGAAATTCTCTACATTTTCGAAATCTACATCTTCTGTTAAAGCTTTAAGCTTCTCCACCTGAGTATCAGCTAGGTCATTAGATGACTCGCTAATAATTTTTTCACGTTGAAGTTCTTCGATATCTTGTTGAGCGCCAATGTTGCTAGCAACTTCTTCGTTCAACTTATCTTCCATTTCGTCAAGTCTGTTTGCTAGTTCTTCAACTACATCAAACTTGTCTTCTGGTACTTCAACATAATGTTCTTCAAATAGTTTTTTCAAACCATTGATGAAATCTTCTGTTAGTTCGGACTTTAGTCCTCTCTCAATCGCCAATTCGTTATCATTGACCCAGCTTTCAGAAACATAGTTCAAGTAAGAATCAACTTTCTCTGTTAAATCATCTTTGATTTCTTCGATTTTTTGTGTTGTTTCTTCTTCTAACTTAGCTTCAGCTTCAGTCATAGCTTCTTTAACTTTTGATGCAACCGCTGCTTCAAAAATTGTTTTAGCTTTTAATTTGAATTCTTCTGACAAGTCTTCATCAGCAACTAGTGCATTGATGTCGTCTGTCATATCGATTTCTATTTCTTCTTTTTTAACTGATTCTTCTTCTTCTTTATCACCGTTTTTCTTAGCGATAGCTTTTTTCAAAGCATCAGGTAACTCACCTTCGTCAACTGAATCATCTTCAGTTTTAGTGGTTTGTTTTAATTTCTCTTTTGAATCACCTTCATCAGAATCGTTATCCAATTCTGTAAAGAAGTTTGATACTTCAGAGATATCTTGATCTTTTAAAGATTCTACTACTTTTCTAATTATAGCATTTCGACTTAGTGACTCTGACATTTCGTCATCTTCGCCATCTTTGTCGGCTGTTTCCATCTTTTTGTACATAGCTTGTAAATCTTTTCCGGACATTTCCTTCATTTTATCTACAGCTGCTTTTAGCATTTCAGATTTAGTCATTTCATCAAGTCCTTCGACTTCTTCTTGATTAACTGCTTTGCCTTTTTGTACTTCTGTTTTACCATCAGCAACAACTTCTAATTTATCTCCAGAGTCAGCTTTGTTAGTCTTCGGTGCTTCTTTCGTTGCATCTCCAGCTTTCTTTACTGCTTCTGACGATTTCTTTTCAGCGTCTGCATCAGGATTAGACATAGCTACAGGAGCGGAGTCACCTTTACCAGGGACTTTGTGCTGAATATCAGCTGCTTCTGCGATTACTTCGCCTATTGTGTTTTCTAAACTTGACATTAGAATACTCCTATTAAAACTAATTGTTTGTATTAGTTATTTATGTTTTATAAATGTTTCAGAAAGTCAGAAAATACACTTAACTTGACTTCTTGAAGTTTATGAGTCCTAGCACGAGCAATAGAATGTTTATATTCTTCTATTTGTTTCGCTTTAATAACTCCATTATCCCAAATCCACTCAACGCCTTCCATGACACCATCTACGAAAGCGTCAGGTGCTGACGGGTCTGCAACGATATCAGCAGCTGTTGCTAACTGAAAATCGGATTGAACCATGTTTACACCTTTGTTGTTGGCTTTGATTGAACCCATTCCCCTACTAGAGACTCCGAGTCTTGCACCGTCATTAAGAAGGTTCTTGACTATTTCGCCCATAGGGGTAGATAAAATCTTTGCTTTTCCGATGAAATTATTTCCATCTTCTTTTAAACTTGTTATTAGATGAGATGTTCTCTCTAAATTAATTGTTGGTCCTTCTGGATGTCCTAATTCACCGTATGCTCTGTTTTGTTCAACATATTCTTTGTTGTAACGAGCTACTTCTTTCTGCATCACTTCTTTCGGATAGATACGACCGTTCTTATTTTTTACTTCTGTCTGAAGCATTACACCTTCGATAAAAGCATGTTTCTTGCCTGTCTTAGGGTCTTCTTCGACTAGATAATTTACATCATCTGACCATTGTTCTGATATTAGTTTCATGTTTACCTCTTTTTACCTTTATCTTTAATTCTTCTACGAAGATTAGCTTTATCAGCAGCAGACATACCTCGTCCACCGAATTCATCTAAGTTATCTTCATCAAAATGTTTAATAGCTGAAGGGTCGCCGTATGAGGACTTACCTCTAGCAACACCATCAAAATCTCTAAGATTCTTTTTAGTACCTGTCATAACTATTATTGATTCTCTATTTTTAACTGTAAATGATACTTTCAATTTCATCATTCTACCTGCCTGTTGGAATCTATCAACTTCAGGTTTTTGCATGTTCTTAACTCTGTAATGAATTTCAGCTTCTTGAAGTGAATCATCTTCTTTGATGATTGAGTCTTCAGCTTTAATTCTAAACTCTTTCCAAAGACTGACACCTTCATCAATGTCTTCTCCCATGAGTTTAACAAACTGTTCAGCTGATTTCTTAGCTGTATTCATGTCTTTGAATATTCCTAGTTCTTCAAACTCTCTTGCTGTCTTAGGTTTGACAAATACACGAACTTTCTTTGAACCAGGTTTTTCAGAATGATAATGTATTTCTGTTGTTTTAATCTTAGTAGAAGAGAGATGATTCTTCTTCATGTCTTGCTTAAAGTTAACTTCGTTTAACTCTTCTCTTAATTGTACGAATGATTTCATTTTTAACCTTTTGATTCTCTAACTATTGATAATAATTCTGCATCTTCTTTTAAGTCTTCTTCTTTCATACCCATTATTTTCTGTGCAATAGCTACTAAAGAGTTTAGTTTAGATTTTTCAATTTTCTTTTTGTTGGCATCGTTAACAAGTTTATAAGCTTTGACTACAACACTAGCAGTAAACATGTCTACCAATGTACCTTCAATCTTTTTAGCACTTTTATTTTTAACGATATCTTGCATCATTTC